ATGGCGACCTTTCAAAAACGTAATGGTAGAGTGACAGCTACCGTTAGAATTAAGCCGCATCCGGCTAAATCAAAAACATTTGATACTTTGCGCGATGCAAAGAAGTGGGCGCAAGAAACAGAAGTAAGATTAAAGAATGAAAAGTTAGAGATTTTCGACCATATTATATTTAAAGATGCCTTAATTGAGTACCGTGATACTGTCTCTATTAATAAACGTGGCTATGAAAAAGAACGAAGAAAAATAAACTTTTTATTAAAAGCCATGTATGTAGATCAGCCGCTCATTCAAGTTAATAAAGACTTCTTAACAGAATGGCGTGAGCAAAGGCTTTTAAATGTTAAAGGTGCCACGATTAGGCGTGAGTTTATTTTGCTGTCAGCTTTTTTCACTTGGTGCATTGAGGTCAAGCGATGGCTATCAGTGAACCCTCTACGTGAAATTAAGTTCCCTTCAGAATCACCGCATCGAGAACGTGTAATTAGTGATGAAGAAATAGAAATTTTATTACCTTTCTTATCTACTGAGATGCGCTATATCTTTTTAATCGCTTTACAAACTGGAATGAGACTTTCAGAAATTTGCAATCTGAAATGGGAAAAAATTAGATTGAGTAAAAACTATTTAATTTTAGACCTTACAAAAAATGGTCGTGCAAGGGAAGTGCCTTTAAGCTCCCAAGCGGTTGAGATCTTTAAATCCATCGGCCCAAAAAAGCAAGGGTATGTATTTAGCATAACTAGCGATGATGCAACCGATGAATTTCGTGATGCTAAGTTAGAAGCGGGTTTAGAAGGTTTTACTTTCCATGATAGCCGCCATACTGCAGCAACTAAAATTGCTTTAAAAATCCCGCTGCTTGATCTGTGTAAAATGTTTGGGTGGAGTAATCCGCGGCGTGCGATGATTTACTACAATCCCACATCTAGTGAGATTGCAGCGCGGCTTTCACAGCCGTAAGCGAATAACGGCCTTTAATATCTTTGAATCTATGCTCTTTGGCTAACTTCTTAAATGAATGGTAGGATAAGCCTGGTATACGTTCACATAATTGCGTAATGTTAAGCAGCTCATCGCCTTGGGCTGCTAAAACTTTAGTTACTGCATTCTCACATGCCTTTTCGATGACCTGAGCCAATTCGGATGCAGGCATAGAAACAAATTTAACCTCTGTCATGCTGCAAACCCTCCGTTATGTTTACAGCTATTCACCAACTCAGTAATTTTTGTTAACCCATAAGCTGTGATTCGCATATGTAAATGAACTTTCTCCTCACCAGTATTTTTATTTATGATTACTGGTGATGGGCGATTGATAAATATTCCTGCCTCTCGTTTTGTTGAGTACGGTTGTAAACGTCCATGCTCTTCTCGATAAATCCATTTTTTATCAATTAATAGACTTATTAGTTTGCGTTCACCGATATTAATAGTTTTTGCACATTCGCGTATAGTGTATGTGCCATCAGTATTAGCTATAGTTTCAAGTGCTTGCGCTTTCGGCTCTAATAACTCAACCTTTGACTTTGCTGCCTCTAACTCTTTTGTTTTTGACTCTAAAATATTGTTTGCAACTTGAAGTGCTTTAGCCATCAATATTTCTGGTGAATCAACTTCTTGCCCAACAATATAGCCACCATTTTTACGAATGCTTGGCAATACGTCAGAAGTAACCCATTTCTTAAATTGCTTAGCTTCAGGTTTACGACTTGTTAGAACTAAAGAATAAAGACCAGATTCATTGACTAAATTAGTAGGCCTATGGCTACCCTCAATAGTACTGAGGGTAATTTCTTCAGCATCCAATCTACTGGCAGCCATGCTAACATTACCAATCTCTAAAACATTACAAACATCAGAAAGAACAAACCAAATTTCACCATCCTCTTTTACAATGGTACGAACTTCTTTTTGATTGAAGTTGAAAACAGCTACATTGTTCATCACTTAATCTCCTCAACCTTTTCTGCAATTTCCTCCAAAATTCTCCACCCATCCAATCTGTGAAGCGGTTCCTGTACTCCACTGGCATCACATTGCTGCTGAACTATTTTTTCAATTGCCACTACAACTTTTCTAGTTCTTGGTACCAATATGCAGCCTTCAAGCTTCTTGTTTGCCCGTTCTGTAGCTGCTTGCCAAGCTATGAAACTACGTTCACGTTCTCTACTATTTGCTGGACTGCTATAGACACGGTTATATAAGTGTCTTGCTTCAACATCATCCAGCTCATTTCCGCAGTTGTCGTTCCAGTCTTTAAAGTGCCAATCGTCAAAAGCTGCACGGTCATTTACAATACTTTTATTTGACATGTCTTTAGCCCTCGTTGGTAATGCCAAGCTCTTTTTCAAGCTCTTTCTTTTTAATACCCAAGTACTCCAATGAAATAATGGCGTTATTTGTGACCATTACCTTAGGAAAAGCTTTTTTAAATTGCTGAAGCTTCTCTTGTGCTTCATCACCATCATTTGTATGAAAACATTCACTAACCATTAGATAATCATCACCCAGTATTAAATGTGGTTCATTAACCTCTAGATCTAAACCAACAACTGAGTAAACTGGATAATCCCCAATTGGTTTATTAGATTGTGCAGATTGCCAAAAATCCCAAAGTTGACGAATTTGTTCCTTAGACCAATAAACAAATCCACTATCATGAATGAAGTAATCAAGTAGATCCGAATTTTGATAAGTTGCTGCCAGGTCACCTACAAACCATAGCTTTAGACAATGCAATTTAAACTGCTCAATTTGGTGGCCAATAAGCACTTTATTCATTTTTTTCATGATCACGCCTTTAAATGATTTTCAAATTCTTTATAAAGCTGGGTAGCTGCTTTATTCATTTTCCCGTCATACATGATGTGTACGTTTCTAGGAAAAAGTTTGCTGACCGTGGCGCAATAAAACTCCATGCGCCCACAAGGTCTAACAATTCCGCGATACCCAATCTTTGTAAGCCATAATAAAAACGCCTTAAAAAGAACCTCCCTAGAGAGGTCGGCGTACTTAACGCCGTGCGTCATGTTTAAATCCTTCTTCTGGAATGCTTAAACGTCTCTTTTCTGGAAAACCGTTTATATCCAACTTTTCAAAATTGGTATTAAGCGTTTTAGAGATAGCTGCATTCGCTGGAGCTAAATGATTTATGTTGATTTTTTGCGTCTCTGGGACGACCTCTAGGTGTGTAATATTATTTTTCAGCTCATCAAGTTGGTATTGACCACCAGTTAATTGAGCAAGTTCGCCGTTGTGATAATCTTGAGATAAATCTGCTTGAGTTTTGGCAATATCAATCAAGCGAAAGGTTTTATCAAAGGCAAACTTACTTAAGTTGTGATCCTTTAGTTTTTCAACAAGACTTAGCTCAATTGCGGACAGTAGGGCATTGATATCACCCATATCATTCTTAGCTTCACTACGAGCTGCAATAAGGTCATCCACAGTCACGCTTTTGTTTTCTGGAAAAAGTTGTGAACTAGTACGCATGATTATTCCCCATTACCATCTAATTGTTTTTGAATACGCATTTCCTCATCTTCCCAGTAGTCAGATCGAAGTGTCATTGTGTACTCAAGAATTCCAGTGAATTGCTCTAAGCTGTGAAAGTAAGCCTCATGCATACCATGCTTAGCAGCTTCTTGCTTTAAGGCTTTTACTTTTTCCTTAATTTCGTGAATGGTGTATAAAGTCCAATCAAGATCATTTTTCGCCAAGCAAACAGCATCAAACAGGTCGATCAAGTCAACTTTTAAATTACCCATTTGACTTCTCCTTACCAGCCTCTTCTGCTTCTAGGTCAATGTCATTAATATCTTTTTCAAGCTCTTTTATGACGTTGAATACACCATAAAAGTAGTTGCACTGATGTTTTGAAGTGAGATCGGTTTCAGAAATTGCCAAAACAGCACCTTCAACACAAACAAGGTTGTTTCTAAACTCAACTAATTGTTGGCTTTTAAATACAGATTCCATTTCTTCAAGAACCGATAAAGTTTTTTGGAAAAGTATTAAGCTGGTTTTGGAAACCGCTTGGGCCATGTACTTGGCTTTAATTTCATCTTCATATTCTTCAATACTCGATGCTTGGAGCATAAAAGCCGCCAATTGATCTAGATGACAAGAAACCTCAAAAGCAAGATTCCGAAAATCGTTAAGATTAGGTTTTTGTTGACTAAGATTTGTGATTTGGTTCATAATGTGACCACCAAAAAGTTACTTGTCCCGATCCTCGACCAAAATTTTCAGGACAAAAATTTATCTTAAAATACCAGAGCATTGACTCTGGGTTTCGTGTTTATAAAATGAATCAATCATTTTGTGTAATTTAAGATAAATCATTTTGTTTAAACTAGTCAAGATAATTTTAAATCATTTTGATTAATTATTTTTAGTTAATAAAAAAGCCCGCTTTTTTGAATAGCGGGCTTTTTTATTTTATTTTTCTTAATCTAAATATATATTCTGCATGGGTTGAACTGGATACTCATGCACATGCTTACTTGGCGGGATGATATCAGATACCGCAACAATTGCAGACACATCCTCCATATCAATAGTCATCCTTGCCTCGCCATTTACAGCTAAAAGATGAAGTACATTATTAACGATTCCAATAAATTCTTTAATGGTTCGTCTACCATCTTTCAGTTGAACCTCTACAAATTCTGTAGGTGTTGGCTCTGCATCTGGATCACAAACCACATACCAACCATTACGAATAGCAGGATACATTGAATCACCTGTACCTCTTACAGCGTAAGCATTTGGCCCTGCCGTAAGAGAGGGTACATAGCCGTCTCCGCCATTACCTAAATATCCCATTTCAGTGTAATAACCATCCATTCCCATCTTCGAGTATGACTTCACAGGAACCCAACCACCTCGTTTAGTATCTGTGGGGATTTTTTTATTTCTAACACTATCAATGGATGGTGAACCCTTTCCAGTAAGAATCCAGCCGACATCAATATTAAATTTATTGGATACTTTGAAAGCACCAGTTTTTGAAATACCTCGGCGCTCCCAATTGTAAACAATTTGAGGAGTCTCATCTAAGGCGTAAGCCAAATCGGCCCCAGTGATTTTTGTGACTTGGTAGACGCGTTCCATTGTTGGGTGAATTTGCTTCTTTTCCATGACTCTCTCGGCAAGGCTTAGAATTAATTGCTGCAAATAATAACACATTTTGTGTAAATCAAAATGATTGAATGATTTTTTTGTTTGTGTATACTGAATCAATCAAAATGATTTATTTCGAGGTGCTAATGAGTAGTGTCCAAAAAGATGCTGAGCTTATCGACAAGCACGGAGGTGCTACTGCACTGGCTCAAACCTTGGGCTACAACGTTCAGCGTGTTCAAAACTGGAAAATTAGAGGCATTCCCGCTAAGGAAAGACTTAAACACCCTGAATTATTCTTAGTCGATTTTATTCCAACACCAAAGAAATAAAAACCGCCATCTGCTGTAACAGATAGCGGTTTGAATATCGTATTTGGAGCAAACCAAAATGAATAAACAAATCTTAGCACAAAATTCAATCTGTGCAATATCCCCAATGTGCGTATTTATCGCCTATCCAGAGGAGCATATTCCCTATGAATCAGACAGCTCTGCAATTCATCAAGCAGTATGAGGATGGGTTTTATGAGGGTGCTAAATACACGCGTGAATACGGCGATCTTAGAAAGCTTTATGACGAATCTACTGATGAATTTTACATCGAAGAAATCAATGAAGCCTATGCAGAATTCAAAAGGGGGAGTTCATGAGTAATATAATTGCACCGAATTATACACAGGTGCCTAATGTTGTTGTTGATGAGCTTGCATCTCAGCTAAGCGATTCTGCTTTCAAATTGTATGTGGTTCTTATCCGCAAAACTAAAGGATGGGATCAATCACGCGATGCTATTTCAATTAGTCAGTTTGAAAAAATTACTGGCAAAAGCCGTCCAACGGTTGTGAAAGCAATTGAAGAGTTGGTGAAATTGCGTTTAGTTCGCAAAACTGGATGCACAAAATTTGGCAATGAATATGAATTAAATTTGAGTTTTTCAATTGATGGAATACTACTAAATTTCCCAAGTAAAAAATCTTTACTAGTTAAAAAATTTAACCAAACTAGTAAAAAATCTTTACTGCTACTAGTTAAAAAATTTAACACACAAAAGAAACTATCAAAAGAAACTATCAAAAGAATAGATTCGGGCAGCAAAAAAGACTCTAAAAAATTCTCAGAAAATTTTGAGAAGTTCTGGTCTACATATCCATCATGTAAACGAAAATCAGACAAGTCTGGCACTGCCAAAACTTTTGAAAAGTACGAAAAGGCATTTGAACTTGACACAGTGATTTCAATTTTAGAACTGCAAAAAATTGATGAACAATGGACAAAACAAGATGGTGAGTTTATTCCATCGCCTACTTCATGGTTAAACAAAAAGCATTGGGAAAATGATTATTGGATTTCAAAGATCCAAGCTCAACCAGCAACACAAGTAAACAATGGTCCGATTATTGAGCAACAACCTACTCAATTCAAAGGGGTAAGAAGACAGTTCAAAGGGGTTAATGCATGATCGAGCTATATTCAATCCCAGTAGAGCAATATGTTCTTTCTGCATTCATGTCATTCAATCAGGGTATGGATGATTTTATTGAGCAGCTTGAAGCAGAAGATTTTTATGCATCACAACACCAAGTCATTTTTAAACACATTCGTGCTCAATATTTAATTGGTGATGCTTTTGACGAGATCACTATTTGGCAACAAATCCGCGCCAATGCTAATGAATCAAGAGTGATTGATGAATCCTTCATAGTCAATTTGATGAGCCGTGTTCCTCAAGTATCAATCTTAGGCACACACGTAAAAACACTTAAGGACTTATCAGCACGTAGAAAGCTAAATGAAATAGGAAAGGCCATTACTACGCTGTCAATTGATATGGTTGGGCATAGTTCTGATTCTGCCATCAATAAGGCACAGTCACTGTTACAAAACATGAGTCATAGTGCTAGTGATGACTACTTAAAACATGCTCATGAATTCACAAAAGAAGCTATAGGAGAGTTCTTGGCACGACACGAGGCGCTTCATAGCCAAGTTCCATTTGATGGTGGAATTAGAACAGGTTTTACCGCCCTTGATCATAAGTTAGGGGAAGTTGGGAAAGGGGATTTGGTTATCATTGGTGCACGCCCTTCAATGGGTAAGACAACGTTTGCTCAGAACTTGGCTGCCGATATGTTTATTAATCAAGGTTTGCCTGTCCTATTTGTTTCTATCGAAATGAAGGGGAAGCAAATTATGCAAAGAATGATTAGTGGTATCGGCGGGGTTGAATTAAAAAAAGTCCTAACTGGAAATATTACCCCAAACAGTGATGATCTTTTGATGATCAACACAGCGGCCAATACTATTGAAAAAGCACCTTTCATGCTTGATACCAACAATAGGTCTACCACTTCAACAATCAGAAGGTCAGCAAGAAAGTTACAAGCTAAATATGGGAAAGTTGGTGCCATTTTTGTTGATTACATTCAAAGGGTCATACCACTTAATAAAAATAACTTTGGTAGATCTGACAAAGAGCTAGGGGAGATTTCAGGCGAACTGAAAAGGATTGCAGGTGATTTCGATTGTCCAGTTTTTGCTTTAGCACAGCTCAACCGAAGCTTGGAAAACCGCAAGGATAAGCGCCCTATTAATGCAGATTTAAAGGACTCAGGGGATATTGAGCAAGACGCAGACATCATCATGTTTATTTACCGTGATGAAGTATACAACCCTGGTTCAAAAGATGCTGGTACAGCGGAAATCATCATTGGTAAGGCTCGTAATGGCTCAATTGGTACAGTTCGATTAGCAACAGATTTAGCAAGAGCAACCTTTACCGACTTAAGCCCTGAATATTACCAATCTCAAATGTTAGGGGACCATATATGAAAACGTTCCTAATCATTATGACCGTTGTTTGTATTGCAACTTTTATGGGTTTGGTTATGGCTGCATTAGCTGCAAAGCTGCACCAGTATTCAGGAAGTCTAGCTAAATTTCGCTTTTCACTAGCCTTCATGGATATCACTTTTTTCTTTTTATGTATATCGGCTCTAGCTGTATTTGATGGGGGTAAGTATCTGGCGTTCGCTCATTTAACTCAATTTTTGTTGTCTTTATACCTAATTTTTTACCGTTCTAATAAGTGGGAGCGCAAAGCATGAATGAAAAATGGACCTACAAAGAAATGATGGCCCTGCGTTGTGCTTACAACCATGGATTAAAGACTGCTGAAACAAGAGCGGCAGCTTGCCTGTATGTGAAGTTGGGCAGAAATAAATTATTAGATCAATTCAAGAAAGAAAGTGAAGCAAAAGGTAAGGTGGAATGATGAATAATAAACCGCATGTATTACAAGCTTGTAACTGGAAGAAGTACACAATTGAGAATTGGTTAGAGCAATTTGGGGCATGGATTAATGAAGATAATGCCGAAACTTATTTAGGTACACGTAACACCTTAACTTACTTGATTGATTCTGTAGAAGGCGTAAAGCGTGATGCAAGAAAGCGCTCATTGCCACAGTGCAAAATCTCTACTGATGAGGCGAGAGCTGTAAGTGGATTATTGCGTGATTTACGAATGAACCCAAACCCTACATTACAAGAATGGCTAGATTTTGTAGTGTTGTATTACGTGCATGGGTTGAGTGAGGAAACTATTGCTGACATTAGCAAATGCTCACGTAACGCCGTGAGACAAGATTTAAAGTGTGGTATTGCCTATATTGTTGGGCAACGTAATACATTGCGTAGTAAATTAACCGAAAAACAGGCCAAAGTAAGAAAACCAAAGAAAACCCTTGACTTGGCGCCAATAGTTCTTTAAATTCGTGATAAGTGGTACGAAGTGTAAGTAAGGTGCCACTAGGTGATGGATTCTTACAGCGTCTTTCGCCGATCGAGATTAAATATGCCCTAGAGTGAAATAGTCTGTAAGCCTCAAGGGTTCTCACCAATTTTAAAAGCTCATCATCCGATGGGCTTTTTGCTTTTATGCCCTACGAGCTTAGAACATTGGATTCCGATGTGCTGGACTGGATTTCTAGTCGATGCTTAAACGTAGGGCTATTTTTTTGGAGCATTTAAAAATATTAAAACCCATAATCAAAAGTTTGCTGATTAGCTAAAGACTGTTTAAGCAAACACGTCTAGACACCACGAAAGAGTGTACAACCCATGCAGTTCATCGCGCATGGATGGGATATGCAGGAAATACATACCAGATTGGGAGTGATGCCCCGCCATTAAAATAGATCTGAAAGCTGAAACGTAAAATACTGTGCCCATCCAGTGGTTTTATAAAGTAAGTGAGTAGCGGTAGGCCACAGTACTGTTATAAAGCTGTGGCAATTCTTTGGAGGTTCACATGCTCCGAATAATTAAGCAGGTCTTTTGCATTCATGTTTGGGAATATGAGTTGGATTATAACGAAGACCGAATCAAAGAATGCAGAAAGCGTGTAAAGATTAAAGTAATTTAATTTACTATTGAGAATTCAATAACTTAATTTGACCAATTCATTTAAATTCGGTATCCTTGTTGAATAAATTTTATTCATCAATAGGTGTCTTATGAAGCATGGGAAATTTGAGGAAGGGAAAGAGGTTTTCTTGAAGGGTTGTAAACAAAGAATGACTCTAGTTTCAATCGATCAAAAGGCTGAAACTGGCTTATGTAAGTGGACTGATCCTAATGTTCCAAAAATCCACCAAGAAGTCTTTAATCTTTCTGACCTTAGAGCAGCAGGATCAAATATAAATTGGGCTGAGGTGAATAAGGAGTTTGAAGCCCAGTCACGATTTAGATGATAGATTTTTAGTTTTTGTTGGCCGAACGGATTACGGCATATATGGCCCCGCTGAATACTAGTTATTGGCGGGGCTTTTATTTTTTACGCCATTCGTCTAATTGGATAAGACATCATAATTCTAGTGTGATTGATGCGGGTTCGAGTCCTGCATGGCGTGCCATTTAATTTAGAGAAGTGTGCTGCATAGATATAGCCTCTTTCCAAAGTGGATATCAAAGCTAAGGAGTAGCTCACTTCGTCTAAGTCAAATGGATTGGGGTGAACATGGACACAAACGAAGCCAAAAAGAATCTTGATAAATATTCGGAAGAGTTAAGCCGTTACCAGAACTTATCTCGTACTGGATTAAGTCTCGAAGAAATGCTTGTTATAGACCGCATCATAATGCGATTGAAAAACAAGATTAATAATTTGCGGTCTATGTTGAATGCGTGACTCCAAACGATTAGCCGAAGTACGCAAGCTGCCATGCATGAGATGTGGTGCACCAGCACCAAGCCAAGCCGCGCATTCTAATTCTAGTAAAGACGGTAAGGGCAGATCCATTAAGGCTTGCGACTCTAAAACTGTTTCTATGTGTTTTTCCTGCCATCATTTATTTGATACCTACCAACTAGGGAGCAGACAGGAAAGCGAGGAGCTATTTAATAAATGGCTTAAGCGAACCAACGCAATGCTTGAGTCAGAACAAGATTTATTTTGATATAATTTAACCAACGTAATTGGTGTAAGGATTTACAATGGTTAAGCATGTTGATTATGAGGCTGTATATGACGGTGAGAATTTTTCTTTCATCAAAGTATTAATGGATGATGGTTCATATGACCCAATAGCTGGAACAAATGGGCCTTATGGCATCATAACTATTGTTGGATATGAGGTTAGGATTTCGTACCCTGAAAATCTCACACAAGAATTAATAGAGAAAATGGTAAACCAATTTACTAGAAAGAATTAAGCCACCCTCGGGTGGTTTTTAGTTTAATCGGAGCCGAAAGGCTCTTTTTTTGTGCCTAGAAAAAGGAAGCGAGAAATGAAAACCAACCAGAAAGGCCAAGCTGATGTGGTATTAGCCGCACTTTGCTTTCTTGCCATTTTAATTGTCATTGTTTTGATTATGTTTGCATGGCCTCACTATAAAGTGTGGAAGCAGGGCATGAATGGTCAAGCACTATTGGCAGAAGCTGAACAGTCAAAAATGATTCAGGTTCAAACGGCGCGAGCTGAACTTGAAAGTGCCAAGTTGCGTGCAGAAGCTATCAAAACTATTGGTCAGGCTGCAAAAGATTATCCAGAGTACCGCAAACAAGAGTTTATTGGTGCGTTTGGTGATGCTTTACGTGATGGCAAGATTCAACAAATTGTATATGTCCCAACTGAGGCAAACATTCCAGTTTTAGAAGCTGGTAAACGTCCCGTTGTGGATGAATAAGGTATAGGTGGGAATATGGAACCAGCAACATTCCCAATCAATAGTTATTCAGGAATTGTTCAGGTAATTAACTATCTGAACAATAACCACTCCAAAGCAGCCGCAGAAGGCAAACCTTTAGTCGTTAGAATCAATCAGAAGGAAGACGACAGGAGCGCCGCACAAAACCGGCTTTATTGGGCTTGGCTTGAGCAGATCAAGCAAAAGACTGGTAACTCAAAGGATGATCTTCATTTACTTTTTAAGAAAAAGTTTCTTGCCCGGATCTATGTTGAGGGTCGGCAAGAGACTGCAGAAAAGTACATGGCTTTGCAGAACTTTAAAGATGTTATTCAAGCATTCGATGGACCTAAGCGCCGTCAACTTGAAAAGGATTACCAAGTTTTGGTCAATACCTTCATTAAAGACCATCTGCAAAGCAAGAAGGCCACCATTAAAGAATTCACCAAATATCTGGATAAGATCAACATCTATGCACATAGAGACTTGGGCGTGATGTTGATTATTCCGGATGAACTTAAGTGGTGTTATCAAAATGAGCAGTGATTCAAATTTGCATGATGTGGTGCTTAAGCTGATAGAGCAGACAAATAAGCTTATAGACCATAACAATAAGTTGACTGAACAAAACAATAAGCTTATCGAACAGAATAGCTTAATCATTCAAATCAATGCTGAACAGTCTGCACAACTATCAGAAGTCTTGGCAATGTTTGAAGATGATGAACCAGCGCCAAAGTCTAAATCATTGGATGGGTGAGCACGATGATTCCAAAGAACATTATTAATAATCGATTGGGTTTTTATGGATTGGATGGTCTTGAACAGCCGCATTTAATTATTGAGCCAGAAACTCCAGAAGTCCAGCGCAAACAATTGGAACTCCGTTTAGTTAAGTTGGTCCAAGAGTATCAACGCAAGGGTTTAGATATCGATTGGATATCCATTGACTTACTTAATGGTGTAGATGCGCGAGTAAACTTAAATGAAACTCCAAACATTCAAGAACAAGTTGCAGACGCTACAGGCACCCGCACAAAGCCAGATGAACTCTAAACAAAACAATTGGGGTTCTGGTCGTGGTGGTCGTCCGTGGCGCCGTCTTAAAGCAAAGATCCATTTACGTGATGAGTGGACCTGTCAATGTTGTGGCATCGTCACTAAAGATTTAGAGCTTGACCATATTTTGAATGTGGCAAGAGGTGGAACGGATGATGAATCCAACCTCCAGTCTCTTTGTGTTCCATGCCATAAGAAGAAAACCCAACAGGAGAGCAGGCAGTGAATAACGATGAATTATTAGAGCAGCTCGGATCAGTTGCCAACTTCATGCGCGGTATGCAGCTTGATCCACGCATCCCAGCAGATACTAAACAAGCTTTAATTGAACGTGCTGAAACAATTGATGAGCTAGTTCAAAAGTATTTGGACGAGGATTGCTGAATGACTTCAAAACTAGTTCATGTGAAAGATGCAAACAAAGGCTCTGACATCTACTTTGATCCGCAGGGCCTTGAAGGCGCCGTTTTTAATTGGAATGGGCAGAAAGATTACAGCCAATAATTTACAACGCTATGTTGTATATGCGGGGCGGCAGTTTGATTTGTTGTGTTGTGAATGACGATGGCAAGAAGAAGATTCTTGAACATGTTCAGGAAGCACCATAATGATGAAAAAATCCAGCAGGCAGGGGGGAGGTCAAAAGTTCCAAGCCCTTCGCCGTTGGACACCGCCCCCCCATCGCACGCACAAAAAAAATTCCCTATCAGAAAAAGTTAAAGCAAAAAGTTAAAATCAAGTTAAAGGTAGAGCAATGGCATTAACAGAGAAAATGGAAAAATTTGCTCTTGCCATTGTTGACGGCAAGACAAATAAAGAAGCAGCAATTTCAGCAGGTTATGCGGAAAAAACTGCATCCGCCGCAGGTGCTCGTTTAGCAAAAGATCCTGAAATTATTGTCTATATTGAAATGTTAAAGGCTAAAAAAGAAGGCCGCTCTTTAACATCTGATCATCCAAAAGTTAAAACTGCAGATATACCAGAAAATAGCGGCGAAGATGAAAACCCTATTGAGGAATTTCAATTTGAAGGTGATGACCCACTAGATTTTTTGATTAAGGTCATGAACTTCAATGGCAACAAACTACCATTAAGAATGCAAGCCGCAATTGCAGCGCTGCCTTATAAGCACGGCAAGGTTGCAGAAAAAGGTAAGAAAGAAACTAAACAAGACAAGGCAAAAGAAGCGACCAAAACTGGCAAATACGCCACGTTGGACAATCAGTTGCCTAGTTAAAATCAGAGGAACAAATGATGTCAAATGAAAAACAAATTGAGCAAGAAATCCAAGACAAGGGTTTAAATGCTCCACGTATCACACCTGATCATATCGATTCAAAGATTAAGGCGGTTCGCTTCATCAATGGCGGAGTTACGCCAGATTATTATGCAGAAGACTATAAATATAATTGTGGTGCAAGTTGCTTAACTATCTGCATTCTGTCTTTAGAAAACGGGTTTACAGTCACTGGCGAATCAGCTTGCGCTAGTCCAGAAAACTTTGACGAGAAGTTAGGACGAGAAATTGCCTATAAAAATGCTCGTGACAAAATCTGGCAACTTGAAGGCTACTTATTAAAAGAAAAGCTTTTTCAAGCTGAGCTAGATAACCAATTTTAATATTCCGCCTTCGGGCGGTTTTTCATGGACCATTTAAATGACTGCAAAACTACCAGACTGGACAACTGCTTGCCCAGACTGGGCAGATCGCATCGTTAAAGGTCAATCTTTAATGCCATGTAAGCCGCTTTTTCAAGATGTGGCAGACGTGGCTTTAAGAACATTTAACTCCTTAAAAGTTGTAGATGTTCTTGATTCTCCAGAAATGGGTGAAATTGTCCGGAAGTGGGTAACCGAGTTTGTTGCTGCAATTTTTGGTGCGTACGACAAGAAAACAAGACGCCGTTTGATTAATGAGTTTTTTCTTTTAATTCCTAAGAAAAATACAAAATCAACAATTGCTGCATTCATTATGCTCACGGCATTTATTTTAAATAGCCGGTTATCTGCTGAACTCATCATTTTGGCACCAACCAAAGAAGTTGCCGACAACTCTTTTAATCCTATCCGGGATGCTATTAAAGCAGATCCCGTATTAGATGAAATGATGACCATTTCTGAACATACCAAAACAATTACGCATCAAGGAACGCAAGCAACTCTTAAAGTTGTTGCTGCTGATGACAAGTCAACAGGTGGTAAAAAAGCCTCTTGGATCTTGGTTGATGAGCTGCATTTATTTCAAACCATGTCGAATGCTGGATCAATGTTCCGTGAGGCAACAGGCGGTCTGGCATCTCGCCATGAAGGTTGTTTGATTTGGTTATCAACACAATCAAAAGAGCCGCCTTGTGGTGTATTTAAAAGCAAACTTGATTATGCCCGTGATGTTCGTGACGGCAAGATAATAAATAAAAAATTCCTTCCTCTGATTTATGAATTTCCCGATGAAATGATTGAATCGGAAGAATATAAGGACCCTGCAAATTTTCATATACCTAATCCAAATTTTGGAACAAGTGTTGACCCTGAGCAGCTATTAGATGATTACGAAAAGGCCAAATATTCAGGCGAAGATGATCTAAAAGACTTCTTTGCTAAGCGCCTCAATGTTCAGATCGGTATGAATTTACGTGCTAATCGCTGGGCAGGTGCAGACTTTTGGGAGAAAAAAGAGGTTGTTTTTGACCTTGATTATCTAATTGAACAATCAGAATGCATCACTGTGGGCTTTGATGGTGGTGGCCTTGATGACCTGTTTTCAATGTATGCCATTGGACGAGACAAAAAATATCACACTTTATGGCGTGGTTGGTCCATGTCTTGGCTACATCCGATTGCTTTAGAGCGAAGAAAAGAAAACAAGCAAAGAATGGATGACTTTATAGCTGCTGGTGAACTGGTGATTGTTGAAAATATTGGTGATGACGTTTCACAAGCTGGTCTGATCGCCAAGCGAATTTTTGACACTGGCAAGATGCCTAAACAGGGTTTTGGTCTTGATCGTCTAGGGATGCCGTCACTTGTAGATGGTTTGTTAGAGTCGGGAATCCCTGAGACTGCATTAATCGCCGTCAAACAAGGTTTTGAGTTGTCGGGTTATGGGATGACTTTAGAGCGCAAGCTTGCTGCAGGAACCTTTATTCCAGCTAAACAAGAGCTAGTTAAGTGGGCGGTTAGTAACGCAAAAGGAAAAATTTCAGGCAATGCACTAATGATTACAAAGCAAGAATCTGGCAAGGGAAAAATTGACCCCGTGATTGCAATGTTTAACGCCGCTGCTTTGATGTCAAGCAATCCTGAGCCTGCCAATCGCGTTGATATTGACGAATACTTAGAGGATGTCGTGATAGCATGAGTACCACACAAGAGCCGGGGTTTTGGTCCCGCTTCTGGTCACGATTGACTGGAAATACACAATTACAAAAAGGCGATTCGTCTTATCCATTTGATAGTTATTTATCACCCGGTGGATCGGTTGTCACACCTGAAACGGCTTTGAGGCTTTCTGCAGTTTGGGCATGTGTAAAATTAAGAGCTGAAACTATCTCAACTCTTCCTTTACAGCTGTACGACAACAATAAACGTCTTGCTACTGATCATTACCTTTACCGTATTTTGCACGATTCACCCAATGCCGATATGTGTGCAAGTGAGTTTTGGCAAGTTCAAGTTGCTTGTGTTGACTTATGGGGGAATGCATACAACCTTATTACAAAAGACTCAAGCGGAAAAGTAATTGCTCTTGAGCCACTTTTCCCGAGTGGTATGGTTGTAAAACGTAATGATTTGGGAGCGATTGATTTTCATTACACTGAAAATGGGAAAACAACAACCTATTCGGAAGACCAAATCTTGCATTTTAAGGGTTTTACTCTTGATGGGCTTGTTGGTTTATCTGCTATTCAGTTTTTTGCTCAAACCATAGGCATGCAGTTCGATGCAAACAATCAAGCTCAAGACTGGTTTAAAAATGGCTTAAAGGTTGGCGGCTTTTTGGAGACTGGAGAGCAAACCTTAACTAAAGAGCAACGTGAACGGCTAAGAAACCATTTAAGTGAGTTCAGTAAACCTGAGAATGCTGGTAAGTACATGGTGCTTGAGGCTGGAATGAAGCTGTCTGGCTCAAATAGTATTCGAATCAATCCCGTTGATGCCCAGTTACTTGAATCTCGTTATTTTGGCATTGAAGAAATATGCCGCGCCTTTGGTGTTCCACCTCAGTTAATTGGTCATACAAACAAAGCAAGCTCATGGGCTTCAAGTCTTGAGCAGACTAATAGGGGGTTTTTGACCTATTCGCTTAACCCTCAATTAGTTCGATATGAGCAAACAATCACAAAGAGATTGTTTTTGCCAAGTGAAAAATACAAGTACCGGCCAAAATTTGCGGTTGAAGGCTTATTACGGGCCGACAGTGCTACTCGCTCAGGTTTCTACACAAACATGATTCAAAACGGTGTTATGACGCGTAATGAAGTACGTGATTTAGAAGACTTGGCGCCTTTACCGGGTGGCGATGAGCTAATGGTTCAAATGCAAATGGTCGGATTGAAAGATCAGGGGAAAACCAGTGGATAGACTTAAACTAACTTTAGAAATCAAAACCACCCAAGAGGGTGGCTTTTTTTCTGGCTACTTAGCTGCTTTTGACAACCTTGATTCTCATGGGGACATCATCCGCAAAGGTGCATTTGCCAAAACTCTTCAAGAGTGGAAGGCAAAAGGCAAGTACCCAGCAATCTTTTGGGATCACAACCCATCTGAACCAATCGGAATTTTTACCGAAATGCGTGAAGACGAAAAAGGGTTGTACGTAGAAGGTCGTCTCTTAATTGACGATGTGCCGCGAGCTAAAGCTACTTATGCGCTGATGAAGGTTGGCGCGATTGATGGCATGTCCATTGGCTATATCACCAAGTCTTATAGACGCGATCCAGATTCACTAATCCGCGAACTGCTGGAACTGGAGTTGGTGGAGGGTTCAATTGTTGCCTTTCCTTCCAATCCAGAAACCCTAATCAGTTCCGTCAAATCCAAATTACAAGATGGCGAGCTGCCATCCCTACCAGAATTTGAAAAGTTCCTGAGAGAGTCAGGATTTTCAAAAACGCAAGCCACTGTCATCGCTAGTAAGGGTTTGCGTCATCTTTTGAGCGAGTCAGAGGGTGAAAACGAAAAAGCGAAATCAATTTCAAATGCCTTAAATATTTTACGAGGAATCAGTAATGACTGAAAAAACTTTAGAACAACTCGCTCAAGAGTTCCAAAAACACGTTGATACAGTTAAAGAAATCGCCGAAGAGTTCAAAGGCAAACAAGCAAAAAGTGAAGAAATCTCACAAAGCGCCAAAGATAAAGCGGACGAAGCTTTAACTACGTTAAATGAAGTTAAAAACAAACTGACAGAACTGGAGCAGAAAGCTGCACGCCGTGGTAATGGTGATGTTGAAACTAAAAAGCAAACCATGGGTGGTGAGTTTGTTGAAACTACAGAATACAAAAATGCTGCAGAAAGTCAGTATCGTGGAATTCAGCGTGTTGAGCTGAAGAACACAATTGGTACGACTGAGGTTGGAAAAATTATTCCGGCCACCAATCTTGGTTTGCAGTTACCAAACCAAATGCGCCTTACCATCCGCGACATTTTGGCAGGTGGCAGCATGAGCGGGAATCTCATTGAATATGTTCAAATGAAAGAATTCACCAATAATGCAGCAGTAGTTGCAGAAGGTGCAAACAAGCCAGAATCTGGAATTACATTTGAAGATAAAGATGCCAAAGCAGTTGTAATTGCTCACTGGTTAAAAACGACCACTCAAATGTTAAGTGATGCACCAGCATTGCAGTCATTCATTGACAACATTTTGCGCCATGGTCTTGACATCAAGCTTGAAAAGCAAATTCTTGCTGGTGATGGAACCAATGGCAATATGCTTGGCTTAATCCCTCAAGCGACTGCTTATGCTCCGCCTGCAGGTGCTCCAGCAACGCCAAACATGTTTGATGTATTGCGTTTTGCAATGCTTCAAGTTGTATTGGCCGATGACTTTGCAAACGGTCATGTACTCAACCCAATTGACTGGGCGTTGATGGAAACGCAAAAAGATGCAAACGGCAACTACATCATCGGGAATCCGCAATCACAAGCGGTTCCAACATTATGGGGCTTGCCTGTAGTTCAAACCGCTGCAATGGATGCAGGTAAATTCTTAACAGGTGCATTCAACACTGCAGCTCAATACTTTGAGCGCTGGGGCGCTGCTGTGCAAATCGGTATGCAGGGCGATGATTTCACATCAAATAAACGTACCTTACTTGCTGAAACCCGTGGAGCATTAGCTGTTTATAAGCCTAAATCGCTTGTATATGGCTCTTATACTCCTGCTACGGGTGGTTAATTCATTTTGGGGTGGTGTTTGTCACCATCCCATTTAGAGAGGCCAAAATGAAAGAATATGAAGTTTTACGCCCACACTTTGGAGATAAAGACTACAAAGAGGGCGATATTCGAACCGCAGATCCAAACGTGGTAAGGCATTTGGTAGAAAATAAAGTTTTACGTGAATACCAAACAAAAGTTGATCCACCAAAACCAGCTACAAGACGGAATAATTCAAAATGATCACACTCGAACGAGCTAAGTTGCAATGTCGAGTTGATCACGATGATGAGGATGTGCTTTTTCTTGAATGGATAGCTCAAGCCGATGAAGAAATAGCGATCGACATCGACCGAAAAATTATTTCAAATGAGTCAGAAAGAACTTCTGAAACGGACATTGTGGACTGCAAGAAGTTAGATAATGCCCGGTTGATATTTATTGAGTATAAGTACAGCCGAAGTCTAGAAGGAAAACCTCAAGCATATTGGGATATTTTGCAGCCTATTAGAGAAATGGGGGTCTAATATGCCCAGCATTACTCCAAAACTAAAGCACCGCATCACTATTCAGAAAGCAATTCAAACCCAAGACCAAAACACAGGAAAATTAATCACCTCATGGTCTAATTTTGCAACAATTTGGGCGGAAGTTACTGACCTTTCAACAAGGGATGTTATTGCGGCAAAAGCTGCCAATAGCTCAATTCAGGCACGAGCAAAAGTTCGCTACAGCACTACAACCAAACAAATTAACAGCACTATGCGGGTATTATTTGGTGGTTACTATTACAAGATTGATGGGAACCCAATGCGAGACCCAGACTCACGCCGTGAGTATTTAACTATCAACCTTGCAACAGGTGATAAAGCATGGAATGGGTGATTTATGGCTACTCAAATACATGGCTTGGAGCCTGCATTAAGACGAATGCGGGCAATTGGTAATGAAAAGACTGTAAAACGTATTGCCCGTAAAGCGATGCGGCAGGCAATGAACATTGCTCGGGATGAAGCCCGTCAAAAAGTTAAACGTTTAGATGATCCCACCACTCCTGAAAAAATTTGGAAAGAAATTGTGGTTCAAAATGGCCGGAGTAGAAATAAAAACACTTTGGTTATGCGCGTGGGAGTGCGTGGTGGTGCACGTATCCCATATACAAACAATGCTCAAAATAGACGTGCTGGGCGTGTTGGAAAAACGTATCAAACAGATGGGCGAGTCTTTTACTGGCGATTCCTTGAGTTAGGTACAAGTAGACAGCCCGCCACCCCATTTTTAAGACCAGCGCTTTACGAAAACATTGAACAGATAACAGATAAGTTTGTTCAAGTATTTAATTTTGAACTCAGTGTGGTTTTAGGTGCAGCTTAATGATTGATGTTCCAATTTTTAATTTAGCCAGAGCAGATCCAGCGGTTAAGGCTCTACTTGAAAGCGATGGAATTTTGCGAGTCTGGAAGTTTGGAAGTGCTCCAGATGAGCCACAAGCGCCATATGTGACATGGCAAACAATTTCTGGTGATTCAAATAGCAACCTTGATTCACGTCCTGTTTCAGATAATGCAATTATTCAAATTGATGTATATGCAACTGATGAGGATGTTGTTGATCAGGTTGCGAAAGCAATTCGCTTTGCAATTGAACTTGATTGTTATGTAGTTCGATATGGTGAAGCAGATAAGGACCCAGTAACAGGAATGCCTCATTATTCATTTGATGTTAGCTGGATCATAAACCGCTAATAAAACTTAAACCATATTTTCACTTAGCACCCATTTCGGGTGCTTTTTTTATGCCTAAAATTAAGGAGCGCTCTTAATGGCTAATGTTAAAACTCAAAAAACACAGTTATTTACTGTGTTAAATGGTCAAGTGGTTCGTTTTGTTTGCTCTAAACGGATTGACTTGGGGCAAGATTCATTTCAAAAAATTGATGTAACTTGTCTTGATGCAGAATCAAAACAGTATGTTCGCGGTATGCGTGATCCTGGTGAAGGTGCAATAGAAATCGATTACGATGATACGAACACCAGTCATGACAAGTTAATTGAAATTGCCGAATCTGGAGAGATTTTAGAGTGGCATGTTGGCTCAGGCCATGCAGCAACACCACCAACTTACGATGAAACAACTGGGATTGATCTACCAAAGGATCGTATGTGGTGGTCATTCAATGGTTATATTAATCCTACTGCACCGAATGCATTTGAAGTCGATTCTGTAGTTGGTTATTCATTCACATTAATTCGTACTTCTGGTGTAACTCCAACTAAACGTACGGTGACTTCATAATGGCTAAGATCAGCATTACAGACTTAAAACAGAGTGTAACTACTCTAAACGTTCCGGTTAAAAAAGCCGTCAAGTGGAATGTTGAAGTAACAGAAAGTAATGTTGCTTCACTTAAAAAATTGACCAAAAATTCATTGTTAGAACTTGGTGAAACGGTTGAGCTTGAAGCTGATATTTTTGTTAAAAAAATGAACTTCAAGGAAAGTCGCGAGGCATCCAAAGCAATTGAATGGGATCTTAATTATGATAATCTTGAGGATTCAAAGGTTAAGAAAATCGACTCAACTCACATGCAAGCTGCTCAATTACTTGGTTCAATTTGCTCAGATCAAAAGGGGACACCTTTTTTCTCAACTGTTAATGACATCTATAAGGCAGAGCCTAGTTTAATAAATGCTATGTATGCTGCTGCCGATGAAGTTAATAATTTTTTGGGAAAGTCTCGGAAGAAGAGCTTGCAGACAGAGAACTCCTCATTGAACTCGTCCTCAATGGAATCGGTGGAAACACCTTAGAAGAAGCTGAACAAAAACTTTCACATAGAGAGTTGATGTATTGGAGAGCCTACCGTCAAAGGTATGGCTCTCTTTTCTTCGGTCGCCGTTTAGAGCAAAGCTTTGGAAGCTGGATGGCACATTACACAGGCTTCAAAGTTAAAGAGGGAACAAAAGTAGACCCTTATATATTTATGCCTCATGAAACGCCACCAGACGATGACAATTCATTGTCATTAGAGGAGTATTTTGAGAAGTATCACAGCAACTAATTTGGTGCGGGTTCCCTCGCACTTTATTACTTATGTATGTTATTTTTGATTCATTACTTTGTTTTATGAACTAAAGATTATGAATCTAGAAAAATTTAGACTTGTTAATAAAGCACTTTTTGCTATAGCTATTGGATGTACATGTGTGCTGGCACACTCAAATGTTAATTCAGAAGTAGAAAAAGCAAATGAAGAATCTTGCCGAAATTTAATGAAAGTAGCGGGAATGGCTATGAAAGCTCGACAGGATGGCACACCCTTAGAAGCAATGTTGCAAGCTATAGATATAGCCAAGAAAGATGGACTTAGCAACGAGGGTGGCGAATCTTTTCGGCAAATATTGATTGATGCATATAGCCAGTTAGAGTATTCCTCTCAGGAGTACAGACAACGGGCAATCAATGACTTTTCTTCAAAGTACTATGTTAATTGTATGAAAGGCTATGGAGCCACTCCATAAAAATATTTCCTAAATTTAAAAGTAACCACCGCTAATCACGGTGGTTTTTTATTGCCCGGAGAAAAGTAATGGCCACAACTTCACTTGGCAGATTAACTTTAGACTTGGTTGTTCAGACGGCTAGTTTTTCAGAGTCACTAAGTAGAGCTGAACGGCAGGCGCGAACATCGAGTCAAGGGATTGCTAATTCTTTAAATATTGCTGCTATTGCTGTAAGTGCATTGAGTGGAGCAGTGGCTGGTCTTTCAGTGGCTCAGCTTGTTAATTTTAGTGATCAAGTTATTCAGACTGGAAATGATATTCAAAAGTTTTCAAAACTTGCGAATGCTTCAGTGCGTGAATTTCAGTATTACGCCAAAGGGGCAGAAACTGCTGGAATTTCATTGGAATCTTTTGCAGACAAAATGAAAGACATGCAGGATCGTATAGGCGATTTTCAGCAAACAGGTGGTGGGCCTTTAGCTGACTTTTTCACCAATATAGCCCCTAAAGTTGGTGTAACGATTCAACAGTTTCAAAAGCTGTCCGGTCCAGAAGCACTTCAACTATTTTATAACTCATTGGAAAAAGCTGGAGCCTCTACCAATGATATGAAATTCTACATGGAAGCAATCATTTCAGATTCTTCTTTACTTATACCATTGCTAGAAAATGGTGGTGAAGGATTTAAAAAATGGGGTGACGCGGCTGAAAAAGCTGGTGCAATCATGTCTGATGATTTGGTTAAAAGCCTAGCTCAAGCAAGAGAAAACCTTCAATTAATGGATTTACAATGGCAGGGAGTCGAGGCAAGACTTGTAAATAATGTTGTTCCTGCTATCGAAACAGTTATAGAGAATTGGGATGATATTAAAGCGGTAACTATTGCCGTATCTGCTGGCATTGCAACTAGATTTGTTCCTGCTTTGGTTGTCGCTACATATCAACTTGGGCAAACTGCTATTTTTGCAGTTCGTGCGGGCGTGGGCTTAGCAAGCTTTGCAAGATCTGCTGGCGCTACAGCTGGAGTCATGGCTTTACTTGGTGGTCCTGCTGGATTGGCAATGTTAGCAACACAAATTGCTGTAGCTGGTGGTGCATATTTATTGATGACCAAACACACTCAAGATGCAACAAGTGCATTTGAAGAGCAAGGTTTAGCACTTAGTGAACTTCGACAAAAATATAAAAGCTTTACCGCAGCACAGTTAGCTATAAAAGGTATTGAGGCAAGTGAGGAGGTTGAAAAACAAACCAAAGAACTAAAAAGTCTTCTTACAGCGTTAGAACAATTTGAAAACGACTTGAAAGTTCAAGGTGATATTAAGCAATTTACAGCGATTCAAGCGTACCTTGCTAGCTTAAAACAAGGTGGGGATGAAGCTAAGAATGCTTTTGCTCAGCTACAAAAGCAAGGCTTGGTTAGTGAGAGTACACTTAAGTTTGTTGCTGAATTAGATACAAAAATTAATGCTGCAAATAACTCTATAGATCGTCAAAAAGAGATCCAAAAATTAGTTAAAGATGTTACTGATGAGACAACTAAATCACAGCAAGCTCAAGCAAAAGCTGTCAAAGACTCTACTAAGGCATGGCAATCACTGACACAAAAACAACGTGACTACATTACCCAAGCCAAACAAGATGTGCTTAGAGAAGGATATATCAAGACACTTGTAAGAGAGGGGGTAAGTGTAGATAAAGCGAATGTTTATGCTGATGCACAGATCGCAGCAAATGGAGAAAATGCTTTTAAAGCACCATTGCCAAAGGATGTGCTACTTGCTGCCCGCGAAAACTTCAATCTAAAAAATTATACTTTTAGTAAAGACGAGTTGGCGGCAATTGCTCGTGCGCAAGGTATTGCTAAGGCAAATAATTTTGCTCAGATTGAAAGTTTGTATGGTTTGCCTGCTGGAACACTTGCTGCCTTGATTCTTCAAGAGTCTGGGGCGAATGCTGGAGCAAAAAGTCATACTGGGGCAATAGGTCTTTTCCAAACAACGAGTGTGTTTAGAAAGCAGTATGGTCTTAATGCCAAAAGTTCTACTGAAGAAATTGCAACAGCAGCAGCTAAAGACCTATCTAAACATTTGGCTGATTTTGGAGCCATGGATAAAGCACTCATGGCCTACAATGCAGGTGCAGGTGGCTTAAGGACCTATTTAAAAGGTGGTCTATCAGATAGCAAGCGTAAAGAGGTTGCTGGTTACGCACCGGGTTTCCAGAAGTGGTTCGCCGGAGTATCTGGAAAATCTACTGTAGACAATTCAATTTTAATGCCTACACAGGCAGATCAACTTGAATTAATTAATAAGGCTGCTGAATCTCAAAAAGCCATTGATGATGCTAAAAAAGATGTCGATGCTCGGTATTACACCGAAGCTCAACGACTTGCAAAAGAGCATCAAGATAATATTGAAAAGATTACCTTCGCCTATGCTGGAACACCACAGTTAAAGGAAAAATTGGCTCAAGAGAATGCTTTATATGCCGCTCAAATTGCAAAACTTGAGTCTGATAAAAAGGAAGAGTACAACCAGTACTTTGCTTTTGAAACTGATCGAATCAAGCAGATTGAACAAAACTTTGATCGACAAAAAGAGTTAATCGACTCTAATGCCGAGTATGAGTACGGGAAATCGAAAAAAGCTTTAGAGATTAAAGCTGCTCTTGAGCGTCAAAAACAAGTTGAAATTGCTGCCGTAAAACGCGAAGAAGATGCACAAATTCAGTCGGCGTTTGAGGGTTATCTAAACCAGACTGAAATTGTTGTGAAGCGTTACCAACGTGAACGTGAAGAAATACTTCAAACTTATAGTTTAAGTAAACGTGTTCGCGAAGAGATGGCAAAATCTAAGGATTATGCAATTTTTGAAACTTTAAACCAAGCTTCTGACAGCGTCTTTCAAGTTGGTCAGAACTCTGCTCAATCTCTATTTAATAGACTTAATCCTGAAGAGTTTTCAAAGTTTAATTTGCAAAATCAATATTCTTCAGATTTCGGAGGACTCCAAACATCCTATAACGATGAAGTTGCTGGAATAAGTGCAATATCAGATGAGAATCTTCGCAATTCTATGCTTTTAGATGCACATGAGCAGTATTTGCAAGCGAAAGCTGCACTTGATGCAGATTACGCACAAAAAGAGCGTGATTTGGATCAACAGAATTTTGAAACCAAAATGCAAGTCTATTCGCAAATTGCTGGAATGACTGGGCAGGTCTTTTCAGACATGACCGCACTATTAGAGCAAAGTGTTGGGAAGTCAAATGCACTTTACAAAACTATGTTCTTTGCCTCTAAGGCTGCTTCAATAGCTCAAGCAATTGTTAATACGGAGGAAGGTGCTACAAAAGCACTGGCACAAGGTGGCGCTTATGGAAGTGTATTGGCTGGAGTTGTTAGGGCAACAGGTTATGCTTCAGTTGGTATCATGGCAGCTCAAACAATCCAAGGTATGGCTCATAACGGTATAGACAATATCCCGCGTGAAGGTACATGGCTTTTAGATGGTGGTGAACGTGTATTAAACCCTCAACAGAACAAAGATTTGACGAATTATTTAAATAATCGTCAAAACGGGGCTAGTGATGGCAATGTGCAAATAAGCCAACAGATTACGTTTGCTGATGGATCTGCAAGCGTCAATACACAAGGGCAAAAGCAAATTGCTGAATCTCTGAATAATGCAATGGACGCATGGGCTAGACGCGAAAGCCGTCAAGGTGGTGTCTTGTTTAATCTAGTGAGACGCTAATACCTAAATTTAACCACTTAAACCCAAATAAACCCACTTTACTGAGTGGGTTTATTGCTTTTCAGGAAGTGAGAATATGAAGGCAATTCAATTTAAGAAAACAGGCCAATACACCGGTAATCATGATGAAGTAACACGTTTACTGGGCGGCACAGTAACCTATGTTGGTCAACGTGGAAGAGAGGCAAATAAGACTTATGAACGAGATGGGGAAACTTTCCCTATCCAATTCGATAATTGGCTTGTAGATATTGATGGTGTAATTTTTGTTTTGAGCGAAAAGCAATATGAAGCTCTTAAATCGGTGGCTCATAAGCATATAGGGTTAGGTGAGGCGATTGCGCGGCATGTCAATGAGTACTTAAGTCAACAACAGCGACAAGGCGGTTTATTATCAAAGTAACCCACTCGAATGAGTGGGTTTTTTAATGGGAGTACAAAAGTGAAAAAGTACATTATGACTTTTCTGCTTGCTTTATTGATTGCTGTAGTTTTCTACATAAGTGCAAATTTAATTGATTTTAATCTAATTGAATATGCAACGGGTTTCGTCTTTGGATTGTCATTCACCCTCATTTTTAAAAAACAATCTAAGAGTACTAAAATTGCTGAATTAATGGACAAGCAATTAAAAGAATGGGGAGTTCGTGAAAGTAGGCGGGCAGGTTTATTGGCTCCAGATCAAGATACGAAGGATCTAGAAAGTTGCAAAAAACGTTTTAAAGATAGTCCGGTAAGTATGAAAGTTGAGTGGTCAAAAAAAGATGAGTAATCGTAAATTCACTTGGTGCCAAGATTTAGAGGGTAATTCAGGTTCGCAAAGCTTTAATACTTTGTCCTCTAAGTTTGGTGATGGGTATGAGCAAAATGTCTCAATAGGAATCAATAACCGAACAGGTACTTGGCAATATTCACGGACAGCAAAAAAAGCCGAAATTATGCAAATCAAAGCATTCTTTGATGACCATAAAGGAGCTGACTCGTTTCTTTGGGATTCACCTTTAGACGGTGAGGTCCGAGTAAAAACAGGTGAATATCAACCCCGCTGTTTGGGTGGTGATGTTTGGCAAATCTCTACGACATTCACCCAAGTCTTTTATCCTTAATTTTTAATCTATTTGAAGCCCCTCTTTAGGGGCTTTTTTTATGCGAGCAAGAAAATGACTAAGCAAGTTATTAATGTTGGTTCAGCTGCAAATGACGGATCAGGAACACCAGCTCGAACAGCTTTCCAGTATGTGAATGCTAACTTTACCGAGTTATATGATTTCCTAACCGGAACCACTAATGCAACCACACTCCCCACAGCTCTACCAATTGCAAAAGGGGGGACAGGCGCAACTTCGGCAGCGGCTGCACGGACTAATTTAGGATTGGGTGATGCTGCAACAATGACAAAAACTGCCAGCAATACAGATGCAACTTTAGGGCGATCTTTAGCAGTTGGAAATTTTGGTATCGGGCGTGGAATTCGAGTTGCAGACACAGATGCATCTGGAGATTTAAATAAAGTCATTACTCCTGGTTTTTATGGCAATGATACTTTTGCGTCTGGAACACTGGCTTTAAATTTCCCAGTTGCAGGTCAAGTGGGAACATTGATTGTCACTGATATCAGTGGGGCAAATAACTATAGAGCACAAATTTATATTCCGCTAACTGGTGGCTCCGTAAGTGGAAACTTCTACTTTCGATCAACTTCAGATTTAGGTGCGACTTGGAGTCCGTGGACACGTTTAATTAGTAGCAATTCATTGGACTATCAACGATTACTTAACAATGGTTTTGCCGCAAATAAAAACTTGGGGTCAACAGCATTATCCGGTTTCGATAGTGGAGGATCGTTTATCGGGCTCCAAACTACTGGAGCTGGTGCTACCTCAGCTGGTGATTATCCTTTAGCGCAAGCTCAATACATTATTGGTATGAATGCTGGGAACACTGCAGAACACGCTGCACATTTAAGTATTGCAACTTCAGCAACATATATCGGCTTTAGACGTAAATCATATCAAGGCGCTTATACACCGTGGTACGCATTGCGCGGAGAGCATAACACCACAGTCGATGCAAACGGATTTATCAAATCCGCTTCACCCGTTGCTAAACTCTTTGCTGATTCAATTGAGTTAAACGATGACGCACAAAAACAGCCAATTACTTTAGAAAAATTAGGTGTTGGTGATTATCTGATTAAAGGCTCATTAGGTTTTGCTCAAGAAGGTTGGTATATCGAAATGCCAAAGGATGCAAACGGTAACGTGTTGGTTGCTGTAGCTTATAAGCAACTTGAAAATAATGACATCTCAATTAAGACATACAAGAAGAAGTTTGATATTGAAACTGCTTCGATTGTTCCTGATCTTGAAAATCCTGTAGATATTCCTGAAGGTCGTAATATTGACATCCGTTTCCATGAAGAAATTGTATTAGAGGAGACACTACCAGATGACATTGAACAGTGATTTCCAGAAACTTTATGTAGACGGCCTTATAACATTGTATGAATTAGATGCCAGCAGCTTAGGTGCTGGCATTTTACGTTTCCATGGACATATTTCTTATGAAGACTGGGAAAAAATTTATGTCTCAGCGGATTTGACGAGCTGGAAAGCTGATACAGCAACAATCAAGGCTGATAAAGTTTTTAATATCGGCGATCAGAAAGTATGGATGCGAAATATTATTTGGCAAGGTCAAGTATTTGAGCCAATGGCGCTTGAAGTCTCTGGCCTTGAAATGCGTTCGGATGGTAAAGCTTCTGCACCGACTTTAAGTATGGCCAACAATATTAATGGAATTCAAAATGCTGTCTCTGCCTATTGTTTGCAATTTAAAGACTTTGCTGGTGCAAAACTTAAAGTCATTACCACGCTTGCTAAATATCTAGATGCCGAAAACTTCACGGCAGGTAATCCAACTGCTTCAAATGAGTTCAAGGAGCAGCTTTGGTTTATCGAGCAAAAAACATCCGAAAATGCCCAGCAAGTGACCTTTGAGCTTTCAAATCCAATTGATTTTGAAGGTTTGAAAATCCCAGTTCGTCAAATTACCTCATTATGCCACTGGTGCATGATGGGCAATTACCGTGGTGAGGAATGTGGATATACCGGAGCGGCAATGTTCACCGATAAAGATGAGCTTACTGATGATCCAGCTTTAGATCGATGCAGTGGGAGTTTGCGTTCTTGTCGGTTACGGTTCGGTGAAAATAAACCATTACCTTTTGGTGGGTTCCCAGCATCAAGTTTATTGTGAGGTTTTATGAAACTGACGGCAAAACTTAAAAAAGCAATCTTGGCCCATGCAGATGAATGCTATCCATATGAATGTTGTGGAGTGATTGTTGACAAGCAATACCTCCCTTGCCGCAATGTTTCAGCTCTGTCTGATCAGTTTGAAATCCATCCTGAAGATTTAGCTATGGCTGAAGATCAAGGCGAAATCTTAGCTTATGTACATTCCCATCCAGACGGTACTACACGAGCCTCAGAACTAGACTTAATTCAAATTGAGTTACATCAAAAGCCGTGGGTAATTTGTTCATATCCGGATCTGGATTTTCAAGTCTACGAGCCTTGCGGTTATCGCGCCCCTTTAGTGGGGCGTAATTATTTTCATGGCTGGCAAGATTGCTATGCACTTATACGTGATTTTTATAGCCGTGAGTTAGGTGTGGAGCTGTTGGATTTTCAGAGAAAAGATGCTTGGTGGGAGGATAAATCCCATCCATCACTTTATCTTGAAAACTATGAAAAAGCAGGCTTCTATGAAGTAGATACACCACAATATGGCGATATGCTTGTTTGTCGTGTTGGGCGTACTGAGCATCCCAATCATGCGGTTGTTTGGCTGGGTGATAATGGTCAGCTTAAATCTGAACAGACAGAACAATGCATAGGTTCAAGTTTAATACTGCATCATCCGTATAACAGAAAGTCAGTACGCGAAATTTATGGTCAACAGTGGCGTGAACGTACTGTAAAAATCTTGAGGCACAGAGATGTTAAAAACAATTAAGTTATATGGCGTTTTGGGTAAAAAATTTGGACGTGAATATAAGCTAGATGTCGCCAATACTCGTGAAGCCATGCGGGCTTTATCTGTTCAGATCGCTGGCTTTGAACATTTTATGTTGCATGCACATGAGCAAGGCCTACGCTTTGCCGTATTTTTAAAATCAAAGAACTCAAGTAATAAGCGAGGCAAGAAACGCCCAGCAATTTACGATCATGAAACTAAGCGTCTTATCACTGGTGACAATATTGGTGAAGAACAGCTTGATATGAATACTGAAGCTGAGGTTATTCATATTGTTCCACGTGTAGTTGGTGCAGGCGGTAATGGAATATTACAGACTGTATTGGGTGCTGTGATGGTCGTGGTGGGGGTTTTAGTAACTGTAGGCACATTGGGCGGTGGAGCACCACTCGGTGCTGCATTGATTGGCTCAGGTATTGGAATGATGCTTGGTGGAGTGGCCATGATGCTTATGCCAAAGGTTGATACTACTCAAGATCAAAACCAAGATGGAAACAGAGCGAATAAAGGCTTTGGCGGTGCAGTTACCACAGTTGCACAAGGTAATCCTGTTCCAATTCTTTATGGTCAACGGGAAATCGGCGGCTTCATCGTGAGCGCAGGTCAATATCCTGAAGATCAGATGTAAATTTTAATTATTTAACAGGCGCTTTCTAGCGCCTTTTTTATTGCGTGAGATTTCTTATGAATGCGGTAGTAGGCGCAAAAAAAGGCAGTAAAAAACAACGGCAACCTGTCATTTCACCAGATTCTGCTCAATCGAAAACCTTTATCAAGGTTCTATATGGTTTAGCTGAAGGCGAGATTGAAGGTTTAGCTAATGGGCTTCAGTCAATTTATTTAGAAGAAACTCCACTTCAGAATGCAGATGGAAGCCTTAACTTTGAAAATGTAAAAGTTGATTTTAGAAATGGTACTAATGATCAGGAATACATTGAGGGTTTTCCAGCAGTCGAAAGTGAAACTGCCATCGATGTGGAGTTAAAGTCTGAAACGCCATGGGTTCGAGCTTTTAGTAATCTTGATCTTGATGCTGTTCGTTTGCGCTTAAAGTGGGGTCCTTTGCGTACTCAAGACGCAACAAATGGGGATGTGAGCGGATTAACAATTGAGTATGCGATTGATTTGCAGACTGATGGCAATAGTTGGAGTGAAGTATTAAGAGCTAAAATTTCAGATAAGACTTCGGCAAATTATGAGCGTGCTCACCGTATTGACCTGCCAAAGGCTGATAGTGGCTGGTTATTGCGAGTTCGACGTATTACCCCTAACTCATCTTCTGAATATATCAGCGACAAGATGTATGTATCTGCGGTAACAGAGGTAATTGATGCAAAATTACGTTATCCAAATACTGCTTTACTTGGTCTTCAATATGATGCCGAGACTTTTGGAAACGTAGCAAAAGTTGCTATGGATACAAAGGGTAGGCTCCTAAAAGTTCCTACTAATTACAATCCAGCAACACGGCAATATGTTGGAATGTGGGACGGCACTTTCAAAGAGGCTTATTCCAATAACCCGGCATGGATCTATTACGATATATGCACCGTAGACCGTTATGCTTTGGGTGACCGATTAACCCCACTCATGGTTGATAAGTGGTCTTTATATCGTTTAGCACAATACTGTGACCAAATGGTGCCGGATGGTCTAGGGGGGCAGGAACCACGCTTTACTTGTAACGTTTATCTTCAGAGCGCAGAAGGTGCATTTGAGATTTTAACTAAGTTAGCTGGTGTGTTTCGTGCGATAACGTTTTGGGATGGTAATAGCATTATTTGCGATGCGGATATTCCCCAAGATACTTACTTTACATATACACGTGCCAATGTCATTGATGGCAATTTTGAATACTCAGGAACCCGTGCGCGTGATCGCCATAATGTTGTAAAAATTGCGTGGGATAACCCAGCTAATCACTACAAAACCGAATATGAGTTTGTTCGTGATGAGAAAGCAATTGCTGAAGCGGGCCAAGTTCGTATTTTGGAAATTGATGCTTGGGGATGCACTTCGCGCGGACAAGCGCAGAGAGCAGGTCACTGGGCTTTAAAGTCAGAGCAACTTGAAACACGTACAGTGTCTTTCAAAGTTGGTCTAGATGGACACATTCCTTTGCCAGGGAAAGTAATTGAAGTTGCTGATCCTCTATTTGCAGGTCGTGCAAATGGTGGTCGTGTATCTGCTATTTCGGCAGATCGTAAAAGTATTACTTTGGACCGAGATAATGTGGTTGCAAAAGCTGGCGACCGACTCGTAATTAATGGAGAAAATGGCAAAGCCCAAACACGTATTGTTCAGTCAATAGCAGGTAGAGTTATTACAGTAACCACGGCTTTTGATGTGAATTCGATTGCTGTGCAAAACATTTGGGTTTTAGATGCTCAAGACTTGGCAACAATGAAGTTTCGGGTCATCTCTATTACTCAAGATGATAAACATCAATTTAGCATTACTGCTCTTCAATACAATCCTTCAAAGTTTGATGCAATCGACACTGGAGCACATTTTGAAGAAGCACCTATTTCAATTGTTAATCCTACTGTTCAGGATGCAGTTACAAACGTCACCATTACAAGTGAAAGCCGAGTAGATCAAGGTATTAATGTTGCCACAATGATTGTGTCATGGGCACAAGCCCGTGGAGCAGTTAAGTATCTGGTTGAGTGGCGTAAAGATGACGGTAGCTGGATTAAATTGCCACTGACAGGCAATAACTCGGTAGAGGTACCCGGTATTTATGCGGGTCAATATCAGGCGCGTGTAACAGCAATTTCAGCATTTGAAGTTTCTTCTTTACCGTCATACTCAGTGTTGACTGCTTTGACTGGTAAGCAGGGGCTACCACCAAAATTAGCTTTTATCCGTGCAGTTGGAACAATGTTCGGAATGAAAGTGGAATGGGGATTCCCGGCAACTGGCGCATTAGACACTGCATATACGGAAATTGAGTATTCTACGACTTCCAATGGTGCCAATATTCAGCCTCTGGGTTCTTATGCTTATCCAACGACTTCACTACAGCAGCAAGGTTTAGCAGCTAATGTGACACTTTGGTATCGTGGACGGTTGGTTGACCGAATCGGTAATAAAGGGGATTGGTCTAGTTGGGTTAGTGGTACTTCAACTGCACAGGCGAATGATATTCTTGATGCGCTTGATGGCTTAATTTCTGCAACGCAGTTAGATCAGGACTTAAGAGATACGATCAATAAAATTGATACGATTGAGGGTCTTGATGGAGATATCGGAAATTTAATTGACAAAGTTACTGCTCTTGAGGGTGAAATTGATACTGCGAATGCAGCAATCAATGCTGAAACCCAGCAAAGAGTAAGTGATATTTCTGGATTAAATGATAGTCTTACGCAAGAAATTCGTGATCGAATTGCAGCAGATACAGCTGAAGCACAAGCCCGTGCAGATGCGATTGCACAAGAAGCTTTGACACGGCAGGGGGAAGTTAAGCAAGTTTCTGATGCCGTTGCAAAAGAAACCAATGATCGCATTACTGCGGTTAAAGGTGTCAGTGATGGCTTAACTCAGGAAATTCAGGCTAGAACTGATGGTGACCAGCAGATTCTTAATGCTGTTACTACCTATAAAGAAAGCACCGACACCTCAATTGCAGCTATTCAAGAATCGGTTGATATTGTTGCAGATGACTTACATGCTACAGCAACAAAACTGGACGGTGTTTACGCACAGGTAACACCTTTAACGGCTGATCAGAACAACTGGACCGCAGATAATGGAAGTAACCAAGCTGCTGCTTGGACAATTCAGTCAGCATTTGCTGAAGGTGATTTAGCCCTAAGTAAACGTATCGATGTTGTTAATGCTCAGGTGGGAAATAACCAAGCTGCTATTCAGCAAGAAGCCTTAGCAAGAGTCAATGGTGACAGCGCACTAAGCCAAAGAATTGATACGTTGAGTTCAGATTTTGGCAATAACAATGCTTCTGTTCAGCAAAAACTTATTGCTTTGGCTGATGCCGATGGAGCACAGGTTCAGGCACTGAATAATTACATTGCTTCCAATGACTTGGCTCTGGCTTCGGTTATAGACGATGTAACAGCAGTTGTTGATGACACTAGTGCAAATACACAGGCAATTGATGGTTTAAGAGCCAGTGTAAAGGTTGCCACGGATGATGCTGGCAAAGCACTTGAAAATAGTGCTACTGCCATAAGCAAGGCTGATACAGCGGTGTCTCAAGCAGGTTCAGCTTCATCAATGGCACGGGAAGCAACAGCAACAGCACAATCGGCAAGTTCAAAAGCAGATGGTGCTATTAATACAGCCAATACCGCTAGTAGTGATGCTGCAACTGCAAAAACCAATGCTGCAACTGCTATCAGTAAAGCGCAAGCTGCTGCTGATGCTTCTAGTGCCAATGCATTATCTATTAATGAAATCAATGCTGCTTTAGAGGACAAGGCTTCAACTGGTGCGCTTGAAGAAGTCAAAGCGGATGTAGAGGATATTGATGGCGTTGTTAAAGCTCAAACGCAGAAGCTTGATGGTGTTTATGCAAAAGTTACTCCATTAACTGCTGACCAAAACAACTGGACAGCGGATAGTGGAAGTAATCAAGCAGGGGCTTGGACCATACAGTCAGCTTATGCTGAAGGTGACTTGGTTTTAAGTAAGCGGATTGATACTGTTTCAGCTTCAGTTGGTAAAAACACTGCATTAATTCAACAGGAAGCTACAGCAAGAGCTAATGGTGATGCTGCTACAGTACAAGCTTTAAATGTTTATAAAGCGAGTAACGATGCAGCTTTAGCAGCAGTGAGTCAACGAGTTGATATTAATACTGCAGACAATGAAGCAACCGCTTTAAAAGTTGATGCAATTGATGTCAAAGTCAATACTGCAACTGATCAAGCAGGTCAGGCACTTGAAAATAGTGCTACTGCTGTAACTAAATCTGAAGCAGCAGTTTCGGAAGCTGGGTCTGCTGTTACTGTAGCGAATCAGGCGAAAGCAACAGCTGGCACTGCCAGTAGTGACGCTGCAACAGCCAAGGCAAATGCAGCTACAGCATTATCACAAGCCAATGCAGCAGCAGATGCATCTAGTGCAGCAATTGATCGTGTTGAGTCTGTAGAGGCTGAACTTGGAGACAAGGCTTCAACCGGTTATGTGGATAGCGTGAAAGCTATCGTTGATGAGCAAGGGGATTTGATCAATGCAAATACCGAGCGATTAAGTGGAGTATTTGCAAAAGTTACCCCACTAACCGCAGATAGTACTTCACTAACTGCGGACAGTTCATCAACAGAGGCTGGCTCATGGTCATTACAATCAGCAGCAGCTGAAGGTGACTTGGCTCTAAGTAAGCGGATTGATATTACTCAGGCTCAGATAGATGAAAATAAGGCAACTATTGCCTCTGAATCTACTGCGCGTGTAAATGCTGATAGCGCACTTGGGCAACGTATTGATACTGTTCAAACTCAGTTTGAAAGTAACAAAGCAACAGTTCAGAGCCAGATCAAAACGCTTACAGATAGTCAGTCTTCGCAAGCAAGTCAAATTGATATTGTTCAAGCTTCTGCTTCATCTGCAAATGCAGCAGCGGGTAATGCACAATTAACGGCTAATGATGCCTTGGATAAGGCAAATACAGCGAACACTAATTTGGCGACTGTTCAACAAAAAGTGAATGCGGTTACGGATGCTCAGAGTGCTACTGCTGAAAAAGTTGACACAATTCAGACAACTGTTGATGGACATACAGCATCGATTCAAGATGTCTCTAAAAGTGTAGACGGTGTCTATGCAGAACAGTTCTTGAAGTTTGATGTGAATGGACATGTTTCTGGACATGGTTCAATGAACGATGGAACTACTTCAACTTTTATTTTTAACTATGACTGCATTCAATTTGGTACTCCAGTGGGTATAGATGGTATTGAGCCAAAACCCTTAATGACATTGCAAAATACGCCTGTGACTTTGCCTAACGGTACTGTCATTCCTCGTGGTTTGTATGTCGATAATGCTAGTTTTGGGTATATCAATGCGAATCGAATCTGGGCAGAAAATCTAAGTGCCATTAGCGCTGATCTAGGGACGATTAAAGTTAAAAATGCAAATATTGAAGATGGAGCTATTGATACGCTAAAAATTAAGGATGAAGCTGTAACTGTTCCAATAGGTGTAAAAGCAATTGATGTAAAGACTATCACTACTTTTGCAGGTGGAGTTACAAGTGGACAGCCTAATAATGATTTTAATAACCACTTAGCTGCATGGGAAAACCATATAGGCACACTTTTACAAGTTACTCTGAATAGAAGTGGTGGAAAAGTTAGACTTGATGCCTCAGTAAATATTTGCACCCCAACCTTCGGGGCATTTAGTGTAAGTGATGGACGAGGTAATCCAATTGCAGCTAACGATAGGGCAATGGCTTCCTTTTATATTTCAATATATAAAAATGGGTCTTTAATTGGCAGAGGCTCTCTGGGCGCGAATATTGAGACTGGTAATATTAACGTTAATTTTAATGGTACAGCGGTTATCGTTTCAGCTATTGATGATAACAGTACTATTGGCAATGTTACCTACACACTTAAAGCAGGATTTGCTCGACAGGAGGGCGTTAATATTCCATTGAATATCAGTTCTAACAATACTTTCATGATTACTTCAAGAACATTAAGTGTAATTGAAATGAAAAAGTAACAGCACCCAACCGGGTGCTTTTTTATTGCGAAATTCTGGAGAAATAAAATGTCTGAAACTCAGTCTGCCGTTGGGGTTACGGCAGCAACAATAACGCAAAAAGTAACAGCAACTACTGGTGTGGGGTCGTTTATCGGATTTATAGCCAAAATTGATGTTATTGCGTGGGGTGGTTTATTTATTGCGGCACTTGGTTTGGCTGTACAGCTTTATTTTGCTTGGGCGCGTAATCGCCGTGAGAAGGTAGAGCATAAGTTACGAAAGGCAGAGTACGAGCTACGTATTAAAAAGTTAAAAGGTGACTGTAATGTCAAACAAGACTAAATATATTGCAGCAGTCTTAGCAGCTTCGGCTGCTTTTTTTGTGGGCGTAAAAAACGATGAAGGGTTTACATCAAAGCCAGTAATTCCCGTTAAAGGGGATCGGCCAACACAGGGCCATGGTTCTACATTTAAACCCGATGGCTCACCAGTAAAAATGACAGATCCACCAATTACACGCGCGACTGCAGATAAATGGTTGCGTAATGATGTCGCAAAACGTGAAGTAGCATTTAAAGATTCATTGAAGGGCGTGAAATTATCACAAACTGAATATGACCTTTACTTGGATTTTTCATATCAGTACGGGGTACCAACATTCGCAAAATCATCAATGCTTAAACACTTGAAAGCTGGTCAATATAAAGCGGCTTGCGACTCATTACTTAAATATAAGTACGTTGCAAAGCGCGATTGCTCTATTCGTAAAAATGGATGCTATGGCGTCTGGACTAGACAGCTTGAAAGACATGCTAAATGTATAGGAGCGCAGTGATGTGGATTGTATTTGCTGCTAAATATTGGCGAGAAATCATTATTGTGTTTCTCGCTTTTTTATTGGCCATATCTTTGGCCGTACTCAATTACAAAACTGGTCAGCTAAAAGAAGCTGAACAAAAGTGTCAATCTCAGATCCAAGAGATTGAGCGCAAGAATTTGAAAGCTCTTGCAGAAAAGCAAAATCAGATCAATAAAGTGAGCGCAGACTATGAGCAATATAAATCAGAGCAACGTACAAAAGTCGAATATGTTGAGCGTGAAGTGCAAAAGATCGTGGAGCGTCCTATTTATAAGTCTAGCTGTGTTGACGATGCTGGGGTGCAGCAACTCAATGAACTCATTAAAGCCGTTAATACCAGCTAACCTCATCCAACCATGCCCAAATCTAAATGAATTGGCGGGAACAACGGGCAAAGATTTAATGATCTGGTCAGTTGATACAGTTGCAAAATATAATGACTGCAAAGCAAGACATGGTGCACTTGTTAATGCTCTTGAGTAAGAGCCTTTATTAATGTGCAATTATTTGCTCAATAATCTGGATAATTGCACATTTTGAGCAAAATTATTCTCAACTGTATTCTCTCGAGGTTTTTCATGCAGCAATTAATGATTATGGTCACAGAAGTTGGAAAGCTTGAGCACACATGTAATTTGCTTGCTGAGGTAAACAAAGGCGGTAAAGTCATAAAGGTTTTCGACTACAACGGTAATCAATTACCAATCAACATTGATGGAACCGTGACATTTAATAGACGCCGTTGGGAGCTTCCCATTAAAGTAGATTTAAAATAA